AATATCTTGTTATAATTTTTTTTCTATTTACTTTCAGATATTTTTAAAATATATATTATATATAATAGCTTATATCTCTTCTTTTTCTCCTCCTTTAGTTAAATATACTCTTACTGGATTTTCTTCCGGATATTCTTTTTCTAAAAATCCTTTCATCGCTTCAATATTTTTTGCGTCATCATCTGAAAAACCAATAAAAGGTATCACTTCATCATTTGCAATATCATTTTTAAAAATCGCTTTAGACGAGTCTCCCGTCATTCTTGCAATCTCCGAAGCCATTTGTCTACAATAAGATATAAATTCTCTCATCGCTTTTATTTTACCCTCTTCAGGATTCGCGGCGCTACCCTCCCCAAAAGTTACAGGGTGAAATTTACATAAATCCAAATACTCGTTTATTAAATCTTTATCTTGATATTCTAATTCTTTTACATTTTCATATATGTCTTGTGATTCTAAATTTCTATATTTTTTTAAATTTTCAACTAAAGTTTTAGAATTAATACCGTTGTGGTTTGATAAAATATAATTTAAACAAGATTCTTTTAAAGTTTCAGGATTGTGTCCTCTAGCGGTTATAATTGCAAAAATCGACCCTCCATTAATACATTCCACAAAATCATTCCATGATGGACCAGGACTAGCCATCATTGAGTCAATAATAAAGTTTTTGTCTCCTTCTGTTCTAAAATTTCTAAAGGGGTTGGGTGCGTAACCAACAATTGTTGTCCCTTTAAAACTAAAAGGTTGTACCCCAATCTCATGTCTGTGTTCAGCAAACTCCTCTGTTGACATCGGAACTTCTTCTTCGTTTTCACTCATTAACATAATTTTTGTTGGCATAAAAACAATATTGTCGTCCCAATCAAAGGCATAATATTTTAAATCGGGTCTCCCTTCTTCGGTAATACCTTCGACTAATCTTTTTTTATTTACGTAATCGTATATGTATTTTGTATACTTCATTTTTTATTGATTGCAAATAATAACTTTTCTAATTGACTTTCAGTTAAAACAATGTTTTGTTTTTTACCTGAATAAGTAGTCGGTTCAATTTTTTTTGATCCAACACTTTCTTTAATAAGTTTTTTTTCAATTTTCATAACTTTTTTCTTATAAATATACAAATGGGGAATATTTCTACTCCCCATTGTTTTATTTTTTGTGTTTTAATTATACATCATCAAAAGATGCTCCTGTTGGTGTGATAACAAACTCAATATCAATATATTCTAAAGCTCTTGTTGGTTTTAAGAATATTTTTCCTGTTAAAGTGTTTGAATCTAAATCTTCAGGTGTGTTAGAAACCGTTACTCTAAAGTCAATTAAACCTCTATCTCTTCTGATTGAATCCAAGATTGGGTTAACTGAGTCTAAGAAGTCTTGTCTAACTTTGTCATCATTTTGTTCAAATAATAATCTTACTGCCACCGCTGAAATTAATTTTCTCGCTTGTAGTAACAATCTTCTTACGTTGATTCTATCAAGTGCTGATTCCTTAACTTGTAAAGTTTTATTACCCCAAATTACTGTACCAACATCAGAGAAGGTTGCGATTGGGTTAACTCTTCCTTTATAAAGTGTGTCTCTATCTTCTTGAGTTAATTTTTTACGAGCTCTAATTGCACTTACCAAACCTCTTGTGTAACCTGCCGATGCGAACCAAGGGAATGCAATATTGTCGGTTAACGCTAAGTTTTTAGTTACTTCCGCTGTTGGTGGTATGTAGATTTGAGTGTTATTAACAGTATCTCTTGTCAATACCCATGGGTAGTAAGTCGCAGTATAGTTTGAATCAATTGAGGTGTCTTCTAATCTATCAACAATTTCTTGGGGATAAACTAAACCTTCTTCAATATCATTGTAAGATGGTAACAATAAGTTAAAGTCAGCAGTTGTACAAATGTATATTGAATCCGCTCTATCTGTTTCGACCATATCAATAGCATCTTCAACCAAGTTTGAGTTATAATAATAATCAATTCCTGGTGTTGCAAATACATTAATATTTACCGATTCAGGATTTGCAAAACTATCTTGACCCCATTTGTATGCGTAATAGTCAGTATTTGCCCAAGTTTCTTGGTTAGGTCCTGAAATTTGTTTAAACGCTCCCCATCCTGTTGCCGTTGGGAATGTTACTGAAGGTGCTGATCCGTTTTTGAAACCTGATTGACCAAGAGCAAACGCATCTCCGTTTGTTCTGTATTCTCTGTAAATGTCCCATCCGTCAAAACCACCATAAGCATAAACAGTATATTTACGAGTGTTCAATCTGTAGTATGGATTATCAGTGTCTTGTGGTTCACTTCTAAAGTTACCAGCACCAACTTCAAACGCTTGTGTGTATGCTGATGTAAGTACGTTGTACATAGTTACAACAGTTGCTCCACTATCCATGTGGAATCCTTTCGTTTTATAACCCCATTCTATTCCTGTTGTATCTGTTGCAAGATTAGCCGGTATTTGTTTTCCTTTATACTCAAAGAAATCATAATCAATACCAGTAATATTAGATATACCTAAATAAGCCCTTCTTGGGTTTTCTCCGTTTGAAATAACCGGATTGTCTCCACCTGATGATGATCCAAAAGGAGGATTGTATATAACATCACCTGGTTGTAAGTATCTTGTTTTATATACTACAAATGGTGGTGTTGCAGTCGCATACTCTCTTGAGATATAACCTTCAAATCCACAAGGTAATGCATCTGTTGGTGCTTCATCGCTAATCTCTAACATTACGTATTTTGATTTTACTGCGTATTCACCGTTAGCGGTACCTATTTTATTTGCAACATAGTTATTTTGGTTTGGATCCATTGAACAGTTAGTGAAACTTTCAACAACTCTTACATTTTGGTCGTTATCATAAAAATCTCTAATGAATACATCAAACGTTCCATTCGCAAATGAAATGTTTCCAATTGACATTTTAACAAGTCTATTGGCCGCATTACCATCAGAAATTAATTTAAACTTAAATAGTTTAAAAACTTTATTACCTCTTAATTCAGAAACCATATATGGTGTTTCTGGCGTTTGGTATTGTTCTAAATAAAAACCTAATGAGTCATTATAATCAAAATCGGTTGTATCTGTAACTCCAGGTAAACCAACTAAATCACAATATAGTCCTCTAATTTTACCATCTCTATAACCTGTTTGTAATAAACTTGAATACACTTCCTCAACAAATAAAGGAACTTCAGTTCTATCTTTTCCAAAGTTACTTCTACCAAATACTTTTGAAATGTATTCAGTATCTGTTGATGATAATGACGTTTCAAAACTAAACGTATCGTTATCTTTTGTTATACCAGAAATTACAAATGTTTCGTATGGGTTTTTAGTTACTCCTGAATAATTCCCCGAACAATCCATAATAACATCTGATGTTCCTGAAACTTGGAATAAAGGTCCGTGTTGTGTACTTGAAAAGTTTGTAATACCTCTAGACCTTAAAGTAGCAACAATTAAATCATCATATTCTGCATAAGGAGCCCCTGAATATGTTGTTAAGAAAACTGCCATCGAACCTGAATACCCTGAAGTTATCGCTGAAATTGATGACAATGATGAACCAAAACCGTACCCGGTATAGTAATTAACATCATTAGATCCTTGTCCGTAGTCAAATGTTGCATAATACCAAGGGTCGTTAGAAGCTGCTGATAAATTGGTTAAAGCCAAATTAATATTCCCAACACCAAACGTTTCTGTTGTTGCCGTCGTATTGTAAGGTGCACCTGTTACTGAGTTTAAAGTAGATGAACTAACAGAACCCCAAAAGTAAGAAGTTTTTCCTGACAATGCGGAACCTGTAGAATACAAATTAATTTGATCCGAAATGTAAGATTGGAAATCGTTTGCAATTGTTGATGATCCTCCATTGAATGTTGTGTAAGTGTTGTAAAAATCACTTTGTAAATCTGCCGGTAAATTTGTTATACTTGTTATCGATACACTTGAGCTGTTACCCGTTGTACCTGTAAAGAATAAATAAGTTGCCGAAGTAGTACCTGTAGCACCAATTGTGGATGGTTCTACATTACCTGCAGTAACAATAGACCAAGATGGTCCTGCGTCGTAACCCGATAAACCTAATACCCTTGTTACGAAAAGTTGATTAGATTGTTGTAAGTAAGATTTAGAAATATATGCTAATTCATATTTTGGGATTTGTGTGTTAACAAATTTTTCCGGACTTGTACCTCCGAAATAAACTTGGAACTCATCAAAATTTGTTATAAAAATAGGTTCGAAAGCTGGACCTTGTAAAGTCTCACCAACTAAACCTAAAGTAGTTACACCAACACTTTGTGCAACGAAAGTTAAGTCCCTTTCCGAGGTATAAACTCCTGGAGAAACGAATACTTTTGTACTAGATGCCATTTTTTTGTTTAATTAAAGATTTATTTTATATATAAATACATTAATTCGTAGCAAAAAACTGACCCTAAGAATAATAAATAGACAGTAGTATGAAAAAATTCTACCTTTTTTCTGCCTATTAAAATATTTATTATTATGAAAAAAATAAAAAATATAAAGATTTCAGAAGAAACCCATCAGTTGTTAAAAACATACTGTGATGATAAAGGTTTGAAACTTTATAAATTTTTAGAAAATTTAATTATTAAAACTTGTACAAAAGAAAAAGATATATACGGTGAATAGTTACACTAAAACCGCATTTGTTTTAATAGTCGCTTCTTTTGTGTTATCTATTTTTACCACATTAACAACTAAGGTGTCCCCATCAGTTATTTGTATCTTTGTTAAATCATCACCAACATAATTTGAATTTATAAAAACAGAATAAGAGTTAACATTAGATGTAATACCCACTATTAAATCCACAGTATACCTAAAAACTTCATTTAATTGGGTGTTACCTGACACAAAGTTAAAATCCAAATCAAATGATTTTGGTCTTGGTGGTTCTATTTTAACTCGTTTAGATTTTTTTGATGTTTCAAATTCAAATAATGAAACCTGTCTTGAGATTGCTGGAGAAACTTGAAATTCTTTTTCATCGATTAAAAACCCATTAAGAGTAAACTCATAACTCATGATGTAATACTTTCTTTTTTCAATCTCTTTAGGTGAATCATCTGATGGATCCGCACATACAATTGGCATATAGTGACCATTTATTTGGGTATATGCCTGTTTAGAAGTGAATTTTTGTAATATTAATTTATTAAATTCATTAATTTCCCTCATTCTATTACAAAATATTTTAACATTATATACAATATCAATAGGAATAGGTTGTGGTATTTTGTAAACATCAGCCCCCTTTCTTTGACCATCCCAATTTGGAACGGTATAATAGAAAAATCGCATTCTTTCGGGTATATTTTGAAATATATTAGTACCCCCCAATTTTCCGTATTTAACCTCTGGTTTACGAATAGTTATTATAAATGGTAAAGAAACGTTTTTATCTAAGTCTTGAAACTCCCACGTTTCAGTAAATTGGGACCAGCTTTGTGTCGTTATGATTTTATCAACAGTAGGTACCGTTTTACCGTCAACAACTAATTCAAGATCGTTTTTTACAAAATCTAACACCCCTCTATCCATGTCGGCATGTAAAACGCCTTTTGGTAAATAAGTACCATTGTCAGTGATGTCATCTAACATTTCTTGTCTTCTCTCTTTACCAACCTTTTCAGGTATAAGAGGTAAATACTTTTTTATTTTTTTAGGTAGTGCCATTTTATAAACCGTTAAATTCGTTGTTAGTTACAGGTGCTGCGATTATTGTTCTATAATATTTTTTATAACCACCATACGTATGTTTCATATCTGATGTTACTCTTCCGTCATTTACAACTGAATAATATCTTACCCTATCCTCAGTTTCATAATACGCAAGATAATCACCCAATGATATTTCAATAGCCAATTGATCTAAATGTGATTGATAAACACTAAAGGTCATATTACCTGGCTCTAATTGTGAAAGTTTAGATGAACCATAATCTGAATTTGCAGGTGCCTCAATTTTAACTAAACCTTTTACTTCTATTGGTGCTAAAAATTGAACTCCGTCACTCAAAGCCTCTCCATAAACATCATCATTATTTGTTCTTTGTCTATCTACCCTATATAAAACAACGGTGAAATTCATGTCACCCATTTGCCACTCC